GCCCTAGCAAAGGGTCCAATAACAGGAGCAGTTTTAAGCCGCGACGCTATATTTGCCACTATGGATGCTGGTTTAGAAACTGGACCTTGAGCATATTCATTGGCATGAGGTAGGATGGGATCACTTTTTGGACTTAGATCTTCAACCGCAAATCCGGGAGCAATAGAACCTGTCTGAATGTTTGTTGGGATCGCAAATTTGACATCTGTTGCCCAAGCAAAAACATTGACAGTGACAGAATCAGTGGCTCCGTTTGCGTGTTTAAGTTCTTGCAATGAAGTAATGGTGATCTCACCCATCTCCTTCCAATCTTGTGCAACAATATTGAACAGATTTTGATGCCAAAAGAAAGGAAGAACCATTTCACCACCTTGAGAATTTGTAGGATCAAGAAAGATGTGCGGACGTTGACTAGCGGCAACTAAATCAATGTCTAGCAACTGTCTTTGTATGGTCATATCATCAAAATTGGGAAGAGGGCGATATATCGCCATAGCTCTGCCATAATGAAACGCATTCCCATTGATAGTGAATTTCAAATGCAGATTAGCTCTCATCAACTTGTAATTGTTAAGACGATCGAGGACTGTCTGCTGTTGAAAGAATGCTGCCCAAGGATTGAACTGTTGATATAAACCAAGACCAGTTCCCCACTGCGCAGAAAGGACTTTAATAGGACGTGAAAAGAAATTGTCCAAAGTCGCATCCTGAATGAGAGGTGCATCTCTAACTGAATCAAATGGTGTTTGCGTTACAGTCGCAAAACCGGGATGAGAGTCAGTGAAATGCACATTCTGGGAGGTAGTAACCTCAGTGGGTGTAGTAGTCTGCTGTTCATTACCAGCTTCAGCAGCGTGGGGTCTAATGCATTGACAGGTCGCTTGGGGGCGCTTGCAGAGAGAGCAGATTGGTACTCTAACACAAGAATCCCGAACAACTCTTGATCCATTAAACCAGTATTCGCGAGAGTGGGGGGTGGTACTCTCGCTATCATCCTCCGTACATCGCAGTTTCTTATGATCAAG